TGGCCGGCAGGATGGCGACCAGCTCCTCCGGGCAACTGCGCCAGCTCGTTGTCGAGGCGGAGCCCGAGCAGGTGCCCGAGGCTGTGACCCAGAGACTCGGGGAGTGGGAGGAAACGCGCCCTGGCAAGGTGGCAGCCCGAGAATCCGTCCAGGCGGGCTCGGCCATCGCGAAGGCAGCGTGGGCGGCGGGAGGGATAAGGCGTCTTGTCTGGCGGGCGAGCGCGGGGCACTGTCCGATCTGCGAAGAGATGGACGGGCGGACGGTGGAGATAACACGGACCTTCCTGAGCCCAGGCCAGGGGGTCAACCCGGAGGGTGATACCGCCCCCCTAGAAGCGACACAGAGCTTTGGTCACCCGCCGCTACATGAAGGGTGCAACTGTTCCATCGAGCCCGCATAGAAACGAACGACTGGAGGTCATGATATGACGACGAGGAACGTGAATATCGAGCGCCGGAGCTTCTCCCTCGGGGAGTTGCGCGCGTCGGGCGATGACGACAGTCGGATCGTCACCGGCCACGCCGCCGTTTTCGACGTGATCAGCCATCCGATTATGGACTTCCGAGAGACTATTGCCCCCGGCGCGTTCGCCGAGTCCATCAAGAGCGATGATATCAGGGCGCTGTGGAACCATGACCCATCTCGAGTTCTGGGGCGGAACAAGAGCAAGACGCTGAAGCTCACCGAAGACGACCGGGGACTCGCCTTTGAGATGAATGTGGCCGAGACCGGGTTCGGCAACGACGCCCTGGTCAGCATCCGTCGCGGCGATGTCGATGAGATGAGCTTCGGCTTCGTCACCATCGAAGACAAGTGGACGCAGGAACCCGACGAGTTGGCGCTCCGGACGCTCGTCAAGGTCCAGCTCTTGGATATCAGCCCGGTGGCGTTCGCCGCGTATCCCGACACCGACGTGGCCGTGAGGGCGCTTGAGGCCTGGAGGGAAAGCCTGCCCGCCGCGCAACGCAGCCTGGCGATGCGGGTCCGAGAACAGCGCCTCGCCGAAGCGGACGGGTAGGCAGGGCTCGCCCTGCACCGATCCGCCGGGGGGCGAAAGATTTTTCGCCCCTACGATTTGACAGATCGAATGTTCGTCTGTATTTTGAATATAGAACAGGTGCGATGAACGTCCTCAGCGGAGGCGGATCGCGCGCAGATGTCCAGCCCCGACTGGTCGGGGTCCTCAGCGGAGGCGGATCGCGCGGATGTCCGGCGGGAATCGCATAACGTAGGGACTCACGACCTCGCTACAGAGGCGCGGAGCTACCGACAGCCAACCACCGTTTGGCTTTCGAGAACACCGCGCCTTTTTATTTTGCCGGACAGCGAACCCGATACTTGAAGGAGACCAGCATGAACGCCCAAGAACTACGGGAAGCGCGGGCTCGCCTAATCGCCCAAAGCCGGGAGCTCGTTGACCTCGCCGGCACCGAGGATCGTGAGCTCACCACGGAGGAAGACACGCGCTTCAGCCAGCTCCTCGATGAGGCCGACGGACTGAAGGTCCGGTACGAGCGCATGGAAAACCTCGAGGCCCAGGAGCGCGACCTGGCCACGTCCCAGGGGACCATCGCCGGCCAGGCTGACGCGGACGCGGACCCCAACGCAGCCCCCAACGCCGGCGACCCCGAGTCCCGAATCGGCGTCCAGTCCACGGCAGAGGAACGCCAGATGGCAGCGTTCCGGAGCTTCCTCGTCTCTGGGCCGAACGGCCTGAGTCAGGAAGAGCACCGCGCGCTCCAGGCCGACAGCCTTGAGGCTGGCGGTTACCTGCTGGCGCCCCAGCAGTTCGTCGCATCGCTTATCCAGGCGATAGACGACCTGGTGTTCATGCGCCCGCTGGCGACGAAGATCACGGTGATGGACGCGCTGGGCCTGGGCGTCGCCTCGCTAGACGCCGACCCCGCCGACGCCGACTGGACGACCGAGATAAAGGCGGTGGTCGAGGACACAACGATGGACTTCGGGAAGCGAGAGCTCACGCCGCACCCGCTGTCCAAGCTGTTGAAAGTCTCGATGAAGCTGCTGCGGACCGGGCAGTTGAACACCGAGCAGCTGGTCCGGGAGCGGCTGGCGTACAAGTTCGCGATCACCCAGGAAAAAGGCTTCCTGACCGGGACCGGCGCGGCGCAGCCCCTCGGCGTTTTCACCGCCTCGGCGGACGGAATCTCGACCGGGCGCGACGTATCGACCGGGAACAGCACCACGGCCATAGCCTTCGACGGCCTGATCGAGGCGAAATTCTCGCTGAAGGGCGGGTACTGGGCACGGTCTCGGTGGCTATTCCACCGCGACGCGATGAAGAACATCACGAAGCTGAAGGACGGGGAGGGGCAGTACATTTGGCGGGAGTCGGTGCGGGTTGGCGAGCCGGACCGGTTGCTCGGGCAGCCCGTGATGATGAGCGAGTACGCGCCGAACACCTTCACGACGGGGTTGTACGTGGGGCTCCTGGGCGACTTCAGCTTCTATTGGATCGCTGACTCCCTGTCGATGCAGATACAGCGGCTGGTCGAGCTCTACGCCGGCAACAACCAGATCGGGTTTATCGGCCGGCAGGAAACCGATGGGATGCCCGTCCTGGAGGAAGCATTCGCCAGGGTGACACTGGCGTAGACCTCACCGGAGCAACACAGACGTCGCAGAATTTGACACAGGCCCGAGGGCCGAGGGAGACGACGGCATGGAACTAGGCAAGGACGGAAAGATCACGACAGCGGTCACCATGGCGAACGGTGCCGCCGGGTCCTCGAACATCAACGGGGTCACGCTGGACATGTCGGGCTTCGAAGCGGTACTCATCGCGGTCGACGTGGGGCCGGTGGTGGCTGGCGCGGCTACGTCGATCAAGGCCCAGCAGGGTGAGAACTCGGACGGGTCGAGCATGGCCGATTTGACGGACACGTCCCAGACCATCGCCGACACGGACGATAACAAGACGTTCTACATCGACCTGATCAAGCCCGAGAAGCGGTACGTCCGCCTGGTGGTTCTTCGGGCGACGCAGAACGCGACGGTATCCGCGCACTACATCCAGACAGGCGCCCGCAAGGCCCCGACGTCGCACGGGACAGGGGTCGCGGGCGAGAGTCACATCAGCCCAGTCGAGGGCACCGCTTAACCAGATCGACAACCCGAAGCGCGCGCCGGTTGGGACCGGGGATAGAGTCCTCCGCCCCTCGCCCCTGACAGGCGACCGTGGAGTGATGGAGCCGATATGCCTTACGAACCCAAGGTTTACCATAAGCAGGGCGGCGACGAAGTGGTCGTGGCCAGCGGCGGGAAGATCACGGCTGAGAGTGGAGGGATCATCGACACTTCGGCCACCACGGGCGGGCTTGTCGTCGCGGCTGGCGAGATTGCCGCCGCTGACCTCGCCACGGACGCGGTCGAGACCGCGAAGATCAAGGCGCTGGCGGTGACGCAGGCCAAGCTCGAAGAGGGCTCGATGGTCTTCGTCGACAAGCAGCTCACCAACGCGGAGGTCTTGGCCCTCCGCGCGACGCCCATTGAGTTGATCGCGGCACCGGGCGCGAACAAGTCGATCATCGTCCACAAGTTCATCATAGTGAGCGACGACTCTGCCGCCACTTGGACGGAGTCAACCGATAACCTGGTAATCGAGTACGCGGACGGGGTCGACATCAGCGCGGCCATCGAGGCCGGAGACCTTGTAGGCGGCGCTGTCGTTATCAAGGCTCAGGGGGTGTTGGACACCGCCCTGGCGCCCGATGTAAACGCAGCCGTGCAACTCTTCAATACCGGTGACGGAGAGTGGGGCGGCGGCAACGCGTCCAACACGATGTCGGTCCGCATCTGGTACAGCGTGATCGACACGGTAGCGTTTAGCTAGAGGTAGCCCCATGGGATACGCCGAGCGCCACGACGTGGCCCTCACGACCGATTCGTCGGGGGACGCGGCGGCCTACACCCCGATAGTCTCCGGGCGGGTCGTGACGCTGGTCTACACCAAGACCGATTTCGACAACGGTGTGGACTTTACCATCACCGGCGACAGCTCGGGCGAGACGATCTGGACCGAGAGCAACGTCAACGCGGCGAAGACAGTCAGGCCCCGAGTGGCGACGCATGACACGGCCGGCGTGGCATCGTTGTACGCCGCCGCCGGCGAGCCCGTCGAGACACCCGTCGTGGTGGCCAACGAGAGAATCAAGGTCGTCATCGCCCAGGGCGGCAACGTCAAAACCGGGAAGATCACCGTGTACATCGTCTAGGTGGAGGAGCCCCCATGCGTATCAGAATGAAAACCCTCGTCTCGGGGCCTCACTTCACGGCCGTACCGGGCCAGGTGATCGATGTCCCGGACGATCAGGGCCGCGACCTGGTGGAGGGCCATTACGCCGAGGCTATGCCGGAGGCTCAGGTGGACCCGGCGCCAGCGCCCGCCCAGGCGGACTCAGCGGCCGATCAGGGAGGCGATCAGGGGGGGCGGGCCGCCAAAGACACCTCGGACACCGATGAGGCCGCCCAGCGCGACCAGCGCGGCCCCCACGCCGATCCGGAGGCTGAGTACCGCGCGGAGCTAACGGAGAAAAACGTGAAGACGCTCAAAGCTCTAGTCGAAGCCGCGGGGACCACTCTCCAAAGGAAAGCCCTGAAGGCCGACATGGTGGACGCCCTGATCGCTCATCGGGCAGCCAACGGAGTTGAAACCGCCGAGGCGGCGGCCGGGGAGAACGCCGCTGCCAGGACCGACGCCCCTCAACCACGCAGACGACGCCAGCCAAGCGGCAAGGGCCCAGGAGGCTAACCCCCAGACAGCCTCCAGCTCGCCAGCCGCTTCGCTCTGACGCCTATGCGGGAGTGAACACACCTTGGCAATCGCAGACGCCTACGCTACAGCAACTCAATATCGTGCCGCCATCACCAAGTCGGACACTGGCGACGATACCGAGATTGACCTTGACCTACTCGCGGTCTCCCGTTACCTGGAACGCCGCCTGGGACGTTTTTTCAACGTCGACGCCAGCGACGTAACCCGCATCTACGACGTCGGCTCCCGAGGCGCCCGTCCACCGGGTGGCCACAAGCGCCTCTGGATCGACGACCTGAGCGCGGCCCCGACGTCCGTGAAGATCGACAAGGACAACGACGGGCTTTTCAGCGACGAGACCGCGCTTGCCTCGACCGACTATGAGCTCTATCCACTGAACGCCCCCGACGGACCCGAAGCGCGGCCATACACGCGCCTCGACGTGACCGCCTGGGGTGATGAGGGTAGCTGGCCGCACGATAGCCGGGTGCAGATCATTGGCAAGTGGGGCTGGCTGGCGGTGCCGGCGGCGATCACGCGGGCGGCCATTCACCTGGCGGGAATCCTCCGGCTTGAATCGCCTCGGGCCACCAGCCGGATCCCCGACGACCTGGGCAACTCCATCGAGACCAGCCCCCAGGGCCAGGCCATCGTGCGCCAGCTCATGAACGCGTACCGGCGGGTGGATATCTGATGGCAGAGCAACCAGTCAGCGCCACCGTGATCGGGCTTGACCAGCTCAACGCCAACCTTTCGGACCTGACGGGTCCGCCACTGGCGCAGCTCTTGACGGACGCGTCCACACACGCGAAAGGGGTCGCCGCCAAGGGCGTCTCGGGCACGGCGTCTCGGAGCATACAGAGCGAGGTCAAGCCGGGCTCTGCGCGCGTCTTCAGTCTGATGAGCGAGGCGCGTTCGACCAGCATAGAGCTGGGCCGCAGTGCCGGCGGGCCGCTAGTCCATCCCGACGCCCTGAGACGCTGGATCGCTCGCGTTGGATACCCCGGTACGGCGTTCGTCCTGGCGCGCCAGATCAAAAGGCGTGGGGTGAAGGGGCGATTTTTCATGCGCGCCGCCATCCAGTCCACGCAGAACGCGTTACCGGGGATGCTCCGCCGCATGGCCGGCGACGTCGCGACCAGGTTCGGAAGGAAGTAAATGGACATCCGTAGCGCCCTCGACCGCATCATCGTGATACAGGACGGGCTTGCGATCACCGACCCGATCACCGAGGACGTCAAAAAGGCATACAAGTACGTGCCGCGCGCCAACGTCATCTTGCCTGACGTCCCGGCCTTCACAAACGAGTGGACCCTGACGTCGCTGGAGCGAGGCGTGAGCATCCGAATCCAGAACTACACCGTCCACATGCAACTGTTCGTCGAGGACGCCGACATCGACAGGGCGGCAGACATCGCGTCATCGTTCCACAAGGAACTGATCGACGCCCTGGACGCTGATATCGCTCTGGCCAACACCGTGACCCAGCATTCGCTCAGGGGCGGCAACCCGACCCTGGCGGGACTGGAGCGTGCCGGCAGGATGTACATCGGGCTCGACCTGTTTCTCGACCTCGAAATGAAGGAAGGGGCGACGTTTAGCTGATGTGGATTTACAAGGGCAAGGGCTGGCTGCCAGGCGTGCCCGCCCGAGACCTGACAGACGCCGAGATGACGGGATACCAGGTGGAGGGATCGGGCCTGTACGAGCGGGCCCCGGTGCCCCGTAAGCCGTCCAAAGACAGGGGAGAGAAGACGTCATGAGCAACGCAATCAAGGTCGCGACACTCATCCAGATCGGCAAGGAAACCACGCGGGGGACAGCCGTCGCCGCGACCCGGAAGATTCTGACCAAGGCCGCCAGCTACAAGAATCTGGAGACCCTGGAAGAATTCGATGGCCAGATGAGCGGCGTCTTGGCCCGTACGGCGGTGGCCCCGGTGGTCGTGCGGAACGGGACAGAGTTTCAGATCGTAACCGACCTGGACTTTGAGCAAATTCTTCTGGCTCTGCTGTCCGGGGTGAAAGGGGCGGTAACCCCGACGACGCCAGGGTCGGGCGAGGCGCGGCTGTGGACGTTCACGCCCTCGGTGACCGCCGACCCGTTGCCCACGACATACACCATCGAGTATGCCGAGCGGGACATGGACGCATCGCCGAATGAGCTTGGGCTGGAGGCTCCCTACGGGTTTGCGACCGGCTTCGAGATTGCGGGCGGCCTTGACCAGCTACCGCAGCTCACCATCGACATGGTGGCTCGGAAGACGAGCCTCGCGGCGGCCACCGGTGCCCTGGCCCTGCCGACGCTCAGCGTCGCCAGCAATCTACGCTGGGGCGTGTACATCGACTCGACCTGGGCCAACCTCGGCACGACCCAGATCACCGGCCAGATATACGGCTTCGCGTACAAATTCAGCGACTTCCTCCGGCCTGACTATTTCCTGGACAACCGGTCGGCCCTGGACTTCAGCTCTTACGAGTTCAAGCCGAGGCTCGTCGACCTGACGATGGACGTGAACCTCGGTGCGGCCTCCGGCGACCTGGTGCCCACCGAGGACGGGAACAAGACCGCCGGCACCATGCGATTCGTGCGGTTGCAGCTGCTGGGCGGCGCGTTCGATTCCCCCGACAACGGCCGGAACAGGACTATCCGCCTGGACGGCGCGTATTTCCACGCCGCCGACTCGATGCAGGATCGCGGCGCGGACCGCGATGGCAACGCCATCACAAGGCTGCATCTGCTGTCGACGTACGACGCCACGAAGGCCCAGGACGTCGAGATGGTCGTCGAAAACAACCTCACAGCGTTCCCGTAGACTGAGGACAATCGTGCTCACCAACCAGGCGGAACCCGACAGGGTCGATATCCCTCACGAACCCGGCCAGTGGATAGCCTTTTCAGAGCTGTCCTGGAGCGAGAAACAGAGCGCGGCCCGGACGCATTCGGTGGCCGCCATCGCCATCGTCGCGCTGATGCCGCCGGCGGTCCAGGACCGGCTTGACGAGGCCCAAAACCAGGCCAAAGGTCAGGCGCAGCCGGCCGATGCCGAGGCGGATCCCGGGGCGGGCTACGACAAGGGCGCGGTCCTGAAGTCGTCGATCAAGTCCTGGTCTTACGAGGCGCCCGTGACGCCCGAGAACATCGACGCCCTGGACGACCGCACCGCGGAGTGGGCGTTTGAGACGGCCATGTCCATGGTCCAGCGGAGCGCGGCCGAGGGGGAAGAATCCGCTCCCAGCTAGAGAAGTTCTATCTGGATGGTGGTGGGAGCTGGCCGCCCGAATTGATACACATGCGACTCTGTCAGAGGATGCGGGTCTCTTATCTGGAGATGATGGCGACCCCGGCCTGGGTAGTCGAGGACTACTTACGGGACATGGCTGCAGAGAGCTCCGCCGCGATCATCAAAGACAGTTGGGACAAATGAGCACACCGGAGCGGGGGTTATAGATGGCCACAGGACAGCCCGAGTTTTCGATATTGCTGAAGGCCCGTGACCAGGCATCCATGGACTGGGGATTATAGATGGCGACAGGGCAAGCCGAACTCTCGATACTACTGAAGGCCCGCGACGAGGCATCCAAGGCCCTCGAAAAAGCGGGCAAGGCCGGCACGCGCGCGGGGCAGGCCATCGAGAAGCACTGGAAGGCCGCCTCGGTCGCTCTGGCTGGCGCGGGCCTGGCGTTAGAAGGGCTCGCGCGGTCCCAGGCCGAGAACACGAAGTCGGTCGAGCGGCTGTCCGCCCGGCTGGGGATCAACAACGACGAGCTCCGCGACATGGCCAAGGACTTGTCGAACGTCACGTTTCCCCTGGAGGACGTGCTGGGCTTGATGGAACAGGGCGCTGCGGTCGGGCTTGAAAGCAAGGAAGCGCTGGCGGAGTATGCCAGGTTCTGGGACATGGTTGGGGATGCGACCGGGTTGGCAGGCACGGAGCTGGGCAAGGCCGGGTCCGCGCTGAGGTCCGTGGGCATCGCTGCCGGCGACGAGCAAGAGGCTTTAGCGGCGTTCGGGTTCATCACCGAAAACACCTCGGGGAGCGTGGCGGACTTCCTCAAGTTCCTGGACAAGATGGGGCCGGGTCTGCGGGAGCTGAATCTGGACGTGGACGACGCGGCGTCGGTGTTGGCGGCGATGGAGCACGAGCTGGGGTTGAGCGCGAAGACAGCGCGAACCGAGTTCGACATGGCGGTGAACAGCTCGGATGGAAGCCTGGAGAAGATGTTGGAGACATTGGGCCTGACGGAGGCGCAGGTAGCCACGTACCGCGCCGAGGTAGACACGTCGTCGGGCGTCATTCAGCGCAACGCAGACATCCATGCCGCGTCGTTCACGCCGATCCAGAAGCTACAGGCGGGGCTCAAAGACCTGGCATTCGCCCATGCGGGCGCGATCAAGTCGGCGGCGGGCTTTGCGCCGTTGCTGATAGCCGCAGGACCGGCAGCTCGAGGGGCGCAGCTAGCGTTCCAGGGGCTGAAAGGCGCGTCGAATCTATTGAAGGCGAGCTTTGTGACGACCGGGGTAGCGGCGCGGGCCGCATGGACGGCGATGACAGGTCCCGTGGGGCTCGCGATTATTGCCATCACCGCCGTGGTCGCCATCGGTGTGTTGCTGTGGAAGAACTGGGACACGATCAAAGAAAAGGCGGCGGAGGTATGGGACTTCGTTGTTGGCGCCTTCGAGCGGGTCCGGGACGTTTTCAGCGACGTCGTGGGGGCAATCGAGCGCGTGTATAAGTCGAAGCTCGGGTTCCTGCTGCCGGGCGGTGCTCTCATCAAGGGGCTGCTGTTCCTACGGGATAACTGGGAAGCGATCTGGGGCGGGATGAGGGATTTCGTGACCGGCATCTGGGACGGGATCGTCGCTGTCGGTAAAGGTGGGATCAACCTTTACATCGGCTTCTTCAACAAGCTGATCGACATGTGGAACGCGTTGGAGTTCAAGGTCCCCGGCATAGGCATCGGTCCCCTGAAGACGCCGGCCTTCACCATCGGCACGCCCGACATCCCGCGGATCCCGACGCTGGGTAAGGGCGCCATCGTCACGAGCCCAACGCTCGCCCTGATCGGTGAGAGTGGTCCCGAGGCCGTGGTTCCGCTCACGGGCAGGGGCGGGCTACCCGCCATCGTCGTCAACGTCACCGTGAACGGCACCGTGGTTTCCACCCAGTTTGAGGAAGAAGTCACACTCGCGGTGCGGGACGGAATCAGGCGGGGCGGGTTCGACGGAATCCTGGCCCCGGCATAGGGAGACAGCAAGTGGCGAACGAGTTGAAACACGGCACCGTCGGCACGGAGCTCACTCAGACAGAGTGGGAGGCTGTGGGCGCACATGTGCTGGACGGTCAGGCAACCGGTGATCTGATCTACGCGTCTAGTGCGTCGCAGCTAAGCCGCCTGGCTGCCGGCGCCGCAGACAAGATACTGATCATGTCTGGCGGGGTGCCGGTGTGGTCGAGTTCGTTGGCCTCGCCGGTCCTTACCACGCCCCAGATCAACGACGTATCGGCCGATCACCAGTACATCTTCGCCGTCTCCGAGCTCGCCGCCGACCGCACGGTCACGCTGCCGCTTCTGACGGGCAACGCGACGTTCAGTTTCATAAACTTCGCTGAGACGATCTCCGCCATCAAGACCCACTCGGCGGACATCGTTCTCAACGACAACGTGAACCTTGGCCTGGGCACCAGCTCGGGTGAGGGCACGATCAGATCGGACGGTTCGGCGATCAAGATCGGCTCGGTCGCGGGCAAGGACATCATCCTCGGCGACGACAACGAGGTGATGCGGATCAGTGGCGGGGATGTGGTCATCTTCGGCTCAGGCGAGGGCGGGACCACAGTCGCCACGGGGAAGACCATCCGGGCGCCTGACGTCACGACCGGCGGCGCAGGTAACATCGCGGGTGCCGACCTGACGATAATCCCTGGGCTGGGGACAGGGACCGGTGATGTCGGTCAGATCATATTCCGGGCAGTGCGGGTAGCTGCGTCTGGGGACAACATCCAGACGCTCAACACCGCCTTTGTGGTCGATGACGATGGCACCAATCCGGTCTTGGATTTGCAAGGTACAACGACATTACTCAATGTCGGCAATGCTGATAACGAGTGGGTTAGCACAGCATTTACTCACAAAGGAACAGGTGCTAGCAAGTTCGAGCGCAGTGGTACCGTCACGAACGGTATTAGTACGGCTCTGCAGATTCAGCTTACAACCAGTAACGACATTGCTGATGGCTTCGCTCCAGCCATAACCTTCCAAATTGAGGATGCAGGTGTTACGAATCAGGCTATCGGGCAACTACTTTTCTCTCGCCAAGGGGCAGATAACACAGGCCGCTTCGCCCTTGTCGTTAACAATTCGGGCGCCATGAATGAAGGACTGCGTCTGAGCGCACCTGGCGTCCTGAGCGTAGACTTGGCGGGTACTGGGACAGCTGCTCAAGTAGACTTGTTCGACGACTACGATGACGCGTTGGAATTGCATAGGTTCGCTCACAGTATCGCATCGGTCACACCTGAGCAGCGGGATGCAAACAGGGCACGAATGGTCGAGATGGGCATCCTAGAAGCGAAGGACACTGGCAGCGGCTATCTGATGCATATACAGCCTTTGACTCGGTTATTGGCTGGAGGCATCTACCAGAATCGCGCACACATGAATGCAGGCTTTGATCTCGTAAATATTCGGGTAGACGAGCACGAGACCCGCTTCAGCACCGTCGAGGACCGCGTAGGCGCACTGGAAGGCGCACTGGAAGAGGCACTGGAAATCCTCAGGGCGCAGGTAGTTGCTCTGGGCAGAACGCCGGAGGCATAACCATGAATAACAACGAAGCGATGGCGGTCCTAGTCGCCAGGAAGGACGCGATCAACGCGGCAATGAATGGCTTAAACCGCTACCGGCAAGAGGCCGATAATTGGAAGGCTGCCGTCAGGGACAGCCAGATGGCCGAGATAAAACAGTTCGCCAGGGCCGCCGGGGCCGACATCTCGGCCTGGGACGGGCAAAATGCGCCCTAACGATGGGCAGAGCACGTAAGCAGCGGGACTATGAACGGAGACATCCAGTGCATTATCTGAAGGAACAGGCTTTCACCAACCACGCAGGGAATGAAGAAGAGAAGGTGTCCAAGGCGCTGAGCGCGTTCGGTGGCGCCTACGCCCCCCTACGCGATTACACGCTCGCCACCGCCGCTCTTCGCAATCTCAACAGGGCGCTGGACGTGCTGGAGGGCGAGCCCGACGGAGATGGCTACTACGCTATCGAGGATGCCCACTGGAAGGTGCTGAAAGAGACGGTCATCAAGATGATGGAGAACAGCTCGATGGCGCGGTCGGCACCGATCATCGAGGACATTCTGAACGACGCGGTCACGGAGAAGCCCGAAGACTGATGGTTGCGGCAGCCTACACTCTCCTGGTGGACTGGGATGACGATGACGTGTTCACCGGCACCGGCGAGGACATCACCGCCCGCCTGATGGCACCCCTGGGCTGGTCGCGGGGCCGCGACTATTCGTCCCAGCTCACGGGGCGGTCGATTGCTGGGAAGCTCACCGCTGTGCTCGACAACACCAGCGGCGACTACTCCAGCTTCAACACTGATAGTCCGCTCTCCGGGAAGATGCTGCCTGGCCGAAAGGTGAGGCTGAACATCGGATCGGGCAGCTTCCCATATACGTTCCCCATTCTGTTCAACGAGACACCGCGGTTCGTCGGCTTCCTGGACAGCATAGAGCCTGTCTCAGTCGCCCAGGGCAAGAACACGGCCACCCTGGTGGCTCATGGGGCCTTGGGGCACCTGAATGAGGAGGACATCGAATTGGCCATGGCCGCTAGCAAAGGCACCGGGGCGGCAGTAGATGACGTTCTGGACGACGCGGGCTGGCCGGCCGGGGACCGAGACGTCGACGCCGGGCAGACAACCATGACCCGCTTCTGGCTAGACCAGCAAAAAGCGCTGGCCGGGCTGAGGGTGATCGAGCGGACGGAGGGCGGGTTTCTGCGGGAGAAGCCGAACGGGGATATCCGGTTCGAGGACCGCCACACGCGGCTCAAGTCACCGCACACAGTCAGCCAGGCGACATTCCGCGGTGACACGCCGGGCGGCTTCCCTTACATATTCCCGGTCCTGTTCGAGGGCGGCGGCCTCGGGTACAGCGACCCCCAGCAGCTCGATCCGCTGCCCAACATATTCAATCGATTTCCCATCGACATCGTCACCTACGCCGTGGGAGCCTTGGCGACACTATGGACCCATTCGGAGACCGGCGCCAGCTCGCCTCTACTCGCTCCAGGGGAGAGCCGGTCATTTTCGGCCCGCTACCCTACACCCTCGGCCGCTACGGATGCCGTGGCCGTAGACGCGTGGACAACGCCGGTGGCCAGCACCGATTACACCGCCAACACCGCCAGCGGCGGCAGTGGGACGGACGTCACATCAGATATCGCGGTCGCCGTCACGAAGTCCGCCCAGACGATGGCGATCACCTTGACTAACAATGGGTCGACGGTGGCGTACATCACGCTCTTGCAGGCCCGTGGCACGCCTGTGACGGCGAACGATCCGGTCAGGGTGGTGGCGGAGGACACTTCCAGCCAGTCTACTTATGGGCAGCGCTCCTTCAGGCCACGCGAGCAATTCGTACCGGACACGCAGGAAGGCCAAGGCTGGGCCGACTTCAACCTGTCGATCTACAAAGACCCCATACCAATCGTGCAGATAACCGTGCACGCCAATCGCGATCATGCTCACATGGAACAGGTGCTCACGCGTGACATTTCGGACCGTATTACCCTGATCGCCACCGGCCGTGCCGGGCTGGGGATCAACCAGGACTTTTTCATCGAATCGGAGCTCCACGAGGTGAGTGAAGCCCGTGTCCATCGCGTGACCTGGAGGCTGAGCCCGGCCAGCGGCTATTCAAACTTCTGGATCCTCGGCACCTCGAAGCTGGACACTGAAACAGTGTTGGCTTACTAGGTATGGCGACGCAGATCATATTTCACCATGAAGACTTGCAACGCGTCTCGTTGCCGGACTTCCTGCGGCCGTATTGGGTTGTAGAACAAGGGACGCCACTGCCGCCGACGTCGGAGCTCGGCGGCGAAGTGCCCGCTCGCGTGGATCACGGTAGATGGCTCGTCGATTGCCCCGACGGATGCCGCAACGCCATCATCGTTTCCCAGAGCGAGCCGTATTTCATCTGCACCGTTTGTGGGAGTGAGGAGAATGATGGGCGATGGTACACGGTCGTCTTCCCGCGGGACAAGGCTCGGATCGAGACGGAGCTTTTGAAGCGCCCGGCCCGGAAAGCCTTTGAGGCTGGGACGCGCAACTGGGTGCCTGGTGAGACGGTGGCCATGGTGCGGCGAGAGAACCGCGAGCACGGGATCGGCTGATGGTTTTTACAGCGCCGCGAACGTGGGCTGTCGGCGAAAAGGCGACTGCGGTGTTGTTGAACCTTCACATGCGCGACAACTTCCTGGCGGTGGATCAACACGGGCACGACGGATCTGCCGGCGACGGCGGCACGACGTTGGGGGACCTGGTAAAGGCGACGCTGGCCGACGCGGCGGCGCCCGCTGCCCCTGGGGCCGGAAAGACCGTGATCTACGCGGTGTCGAGCAGGCCGCACTTCCGGGCCGGGGCCGCCGGGGCGGACACGACCTTGGCCGACAAAGACGAGAGTCACGCTAGCCGCCACGACCCAGGCGGAGCCGACACAATGGCCGTGGACGCCGTGGTTGGCACTGGGAGCCTCCGGACACTCGGGACCGGCGCCCAGCAGGCCGCAGCGGGCAACCACACGCATTAGGGGGCGACAGTGGTCTGGGAAGCGCCCAGGACATGGGTCACGGGAGAGGTTCCAACCTCGACCCTCTTCAACTCCCAATTCCGCGACAACTTCCTCGCGGTAGACCAGCACGCCCACAGCGGTGTGGCCGGCGACGGCGGCACGACGTTGGGGGCCTTGGTAAAGGCGACGCTGACCGACGCGGCGGCGCCCGCCGCCCCTGGGGCCGGAAAGACCGCGCTCTACGCGGTGTCCGGGCGCCCACACTACCGCGCGGGGGCCGGAGGGGCCGATACAGAGCTCGCCGCTACAACGGACACCCATGCCACACGCCACGAGCCCTCGGGGGCCGATGTGATGGCCGTAGACGCCGTGGCGGCCACCGGTAGCCTCCGGACACTGGGAAGCGGCGCGCAGCAGGCGGCAGTGGGGGACCATACTCATGTTCCAGCATCAGAGGCCACGGGACTTGATGAGGACAACCTTCAACATATTGAGCCGGCAGATAACGCCGAATATACGATAGCGACGCTCTCGGCTACGCCCGGAGCTACTGGACGTGCCTGGGTAATGTTTGGGACTTTCGTCAATAAAGGAAGTTCTGATGGGAATACTTACACTTTGAAACTGAAGTTCGACAGCACCGTGGTTCATACCCGAACAGGTATTAGCGGCGGCGCAGATGCGTTTCATGGAGAGTACGGGCTTGCAGGCTTTCAGGCATCGCCATCAGTCGCGTCTCACACAGTCTCTCTAACATTCCAGAAAACCGCTGGGAGTAGTGCAGCGGACCTTGGGGGATTGGTTGGTTTCCGCGAGGTCTCATGTTAAGCCTACGGCCGCCGCTTCAACCGTCGCTGCCAGAGGGCACGGAGGGTTAGGCATGATCGAGCTGGAGCTGACATCCAATGATGACTGATCTGGACCTGGTGCAAGGGATACTCGACCTTGGCGCGTTTGGCATCCTGGGGTTCATGCTCTTATGGTTCATGCGCCGGAACGACAGCCAGGGGAAACGAATACTTTGACCGCGAGGTCGACAGCGAAGACGGCCCAAATAACGCCATCAAGGATCAAGTAGACGCGCTCCTCGCCAGATGATAGGTCCCACAGGAATGGGCCCAGCAGCAACGGGATCATTGCGAAGGACAGCGCTAGTAGGTAGATCTCGGTGCGTTGCTCGATTCGTTCCAGCAATGCTTGTCTTCGGGCGTCCTCAAGATTGACGGGTGTCACTCGGTGGGCCCAACGCCGTTGGCCGTGTACGGCGCATGATCCTCTCTAATCGACTTCGATTTCTTGGCCATCTCCACCGCGACGCGTACAAATTCCTGTTCCTCAACGATGAGCCGGTCCCAGTCATCGCGGAAGAACGCCGACAGCTCCGTATCATCCAGCGGTGCCTCGTCGTTGCGGCCCATCAGCTCCACCAAAGGGATTTCGTACAGCTCGGCTATCTGTTGCTTGTGTTCAAAGCTGGGTTCGGTCCGGCCGACCTCCCAGTTACGCACAGTCTGGGTTGCAACACCCAGTTGATCCGCCAGGCGTTCTTGGATCAGCCCGGCTGACTCTCTGAGACGCCGAAGCCGACCTCCAAACGCCTTCAGCGCCGCCATTCGGGCGCGCGCGGCGATCCCCTCGCTTCGGATTGCGTCAACCATATGGAATCAACTTATTCTGCCACCAAGATGTCATATGACACCCTTGACAACCAGCATCCATAGGTAGTAATATAGCCATACCAAGGTAGAGTCTTGGCAAAGGAAGGCCGCATGTACTGGAAGGATGCCGTTAGGGAGTGGCTAGAGCGTGAGAT